CGCCCCGCTGCCCTGCTTTGTCGCCTCCGGTGGGTTTTCTTCCCCGTGTACCCTGTCTATGCTTTCCTGGCTTATAAAGTTCATTGCGGGGTGTGTAAAACTTTTCTTACTCATGTGGTTGCCCTTCCTTTGTCTATTTCTTCTATCAAAGCGCTATAATCTTTTGCGGCGTTACTCTTTGGCGCATACGTAAAAATATCTGTACGCATGGCCTGTGCCTCTTTTACGCTGATGTTTTCTCGTATAGGTCTCTTAAAGACTTTTGTATTTAATCCTGCAGCCACTTTTTCAAGGTTTGTTTTCATATCCCTGCTTAAAATGGTTCTTTGGTTGTATCTGGTGATTAAAATACCCTTGATCTTCAAGTTAGGGTTTGTGTAGCGCCTTACGGCCTCTATTGCCCCGTTTAATAGGCCTATCCCTTGTAGGCTGTGTATTTCGGCCTGCGCCGGTATGATAAGGCTATCGGCGGCTGTTAAGGCGTTCACGGTCAAAGCGCCCAATGCCGGCGGGGTGTCAATGATAAAGAAGTCATAGAACGGCTTAAGAGGCTCGATAGCTTCCTTTAGCCTGTACTCCTTCCCCGTTCCTGTAATCGCTATATCAGCGTTAGAAAGGGCGGGGCTTCCGGCTAGAAGGTCGCCCTGGTCGGTTTCTATAATGGCTTCCAGGGCGTTATGGCTGCCTGTTAAAAGGCTGTACGTTGATATCGGGGCATCGTCTACGCCTAGATCATAGGTTAGGTTACATTGGCTATCTAGATCTATAAAAAGCACTTTGTAGCCTTTGCGCCTAAGCCCTGCGCCTATTGCATGGGCTGTAACGGTCTTACCTGCTCCGCCCCGTCTGTTTACAATGGCTATGACTTCCTTCATCTTTGCTGCTCTTCTCTTATGCTTCTGCGTATATCTGTATGTGTATGTCTGTATATCCATTTGCGCATATAGTATGCCCTAAGCATTAAATATGCTGCTACTTATCGTTTCCTCGCATCTGTTCTTTGCCCTGTCTAAGTTATGGGCGTATATCTGGGTGGTGCTTATGTTTTCATGCCTGGCAAACTGCTGCACTTCCTGCAGCGTGTTGCCGCCTATAAGAGAAAGCGTAACGGCTGTATGTCTTAGGCTGTGAGCGGTTAAGCGGTCTGAATCAAAGCCGGCGTTTTTCAGTCTCTGCTTTACTATCCCGCTTATGCTCCTGGTGCTTAGCCTTTTCCCCTGGCTGTTGTTGCTCAACGATGTAAAAAGCGCTTCCTCTTTTGCCGGCTTCCGCCTGGTCTTGATGTAGTCTCTTAACGCTGCTTCTACTACCGGCGTTACCTTGATATAGTCGGCCTTTTCATCTTTGCCCTTGCCTTGAATGTAAAGTACCGTGCTGTCGCCTAACGTTCTTAGATCTTCGATGTTTGCCCTGTGAATCTCTATATCTCTTAGGCCGCCCGTTACCATAAGCGCCAATATCGCATAGTCTCGCTTGCCGGCCGCTGTGTTGCGTTCTACGGCATCTAATACCTGTTGCATCTGGTCGCTTGTTAAATGGTCTTTTTTGTGGTCTCTGCTGATCGTTGCGCCCTTGATTCTTTGCGCTATATTCGGATATAAGCCCGCTTGCTCTGTCCATTGAAAGAATAACCTGACGGCTACTATATAGCTTTGAACGGTTGCCGGCTTGTAGTTTTCTCTTAGATAGCTTCTATAGTTTAAGATGTCCTGCCGTGTCGGGCTGTGTATGCCTTCCTGGTGTAAATACAAAGCAAAGCGCCTTATGTTGCTTATATAGGCTTTCACGGTTCGGGGCTTAGCGTCTATGTAGCTTTCAAACTGATCTATCAGCGCATAACTTAGCGGCTGCACTTCAACGGGGGCGGCCGCTCTTCCCGCTGTTATCTGCATGTCTCTATGTGAATACATATATGCGCCTCTTCCTATGCGTATACGTTTATGCGTATGCGTGTATGTGTGTCCGTCTCTTGAGCTTTGGCGGGTAAAGAGAGTATATCACACTAATTTCACATATACAAACATTATTTTCATATAACTGCTTAAATATGTTAGTTTTTATCTGATTCCGCCGTGTGCGCCATTTTGGTGCATGCGGTCAAACTCTCTGTAGGTATCGGGTGGTCGACATTTTGTCGACCACCACTTTCGTATTGATTCCCCTTGAATTGAGCAGCAATAAATCTGCCGTTCTGCCGGTGGGTCGGCTTCCGACTCCTCGGGTAATTTTCCTGCCTTCGTTTATCGGTTGATTGTGTAACGCCTTGCGTTCCCGTAGAATATAAAGCCCCCGTAACGGCTCTAGCGTCGTTTTAAGGGGCTTTGTTTCCTTGTAGGGGTAAATCCCTTAGGAGGCCGTTAAAACGCTTTTTAGCGCCATTCTCGACGGCCGTTTTTCTTATTGCTCTCTATCTCGCGCCCGTTATTTGTTCATTGCCTCAACTCTGGCGTTTGCTTCACGTCTGCGCCTGTCCTCTTCCGCAATACGCATATGCTCTCTTAGGAGTTCATAGCCTTTCTGTAAATCGGCCTTAAATTTGACTTCATCAAGCGGTAGAGTACCGACGTTATAAGGGTTATTCATGTTAGCGACTTCTCGCTTGGCTTGATCTGCGGCATATATGGCGGCTATATCGATGTCTAGATCGATAAATTTGTAATAACGCTGGGCCATTTTTATAAGCCTTTCCCTTTCTTCCGCTTCCTCCCGTTTCTTATCAAACTTTTTTTTGGCTTCTCTCTCTAAATAACGCATCTGGGCGTCTGGCTCCCATAGGTCAAAGTTTTCTTTGGCGTACTCTTCCGCAAGATACACAAATGCCGCATACATTGACGCTAAGCCGCCTTCAACGCTTATTGGAATCTGCTTGCCTGTCGGTGATTCCTTGCTCATTTCACACGCCACGCTGTTTCTGCTCCTTCTAAGAATGACGATCTCGGCCAATGCGTCAAGATAAGCCCTAGAAGCTTCTACTGCTTTCCCTTTTGCCGCTCTAATTGCTTGCTCATAGGAAGGCGATACTTGATTGTGGTACTGTGATTTGACTAAATCGCCTATGCGACGGTCATAATCCGGTAAATACCATTCCTGCTCTTTGGCTGATCGCTCAAGCTGTTCTATCTCATCCTCTAAGCGGTGAATGTCCGGTATGTGATTATTTCTCTTTGCCTGGTTAAGCTCCCGCCTGGCTTGCTCCAGGCGCTTTTCTGTCCTCTGCAGCTCTGCCTTCCTTGCGTCTCGCTCGTCAATAAGCATCTGCGTTTGCCCGTTTAGTTTATACGGCTTTTTCTCTGTTGTCGTTTCCGTTGCCGTTTCCGGCTTCTTGTCTTTCTTGTTCATTGTTTTTCCTTTCTGTTGGTTCAGTTTGTTATATGTTTTCATCGGCTCTCTTTTGTGCTGCCTTAATCATTGCTGCAATAAAGCCTTCCAGTGCAGCCTGTTTGTTGTTCACGGCATGGCCAATATCCGTTGATTGCTTTAGCAATTCCTTTGTTTCTTCCTTGCCTTTTCCATAATCCATAGATGATATGATTCGGTCGGCTAGCCCTAGTTCTACACATTCATTGGCCGTTAGCCATGTTTCATTAGCCATAAGCTGCTCTAGCTTCGCGGCGGTGAGCTTGCCCTTTGCACGTTCCAGGTATACGGCTTTGTTGCCGGTCATAATGCGGTCTAAATCATCTGCCGCCTTCCGTAGCTCCTTAGCATTGCCAATTACAGCTATCCACATGCTATGCAGCATTTGCATTGCGCCCGTTAGCATGTATGTTTCATCACATGCGGTTATGACAAATGAAGCGGCGCTAGCTGCCCATCCGTCTACGTATGCTGTTTTGTGTGCCGGATGTCTGAGCAAATGCCCTCTAATCCCCATAGCTTCAATGACTGATCCCCCGCTAGAATTAACGTATAGATTGATCTGTTTAGCGTCTGGGTGTTCTTTCAACACATCGTAGTAATACCTTGCCGATGTTTCTGACTTGGTTTTCTTGCCCGTTCGGGCGTCTACTTGATCCCCCTGTATAACGTCGTACAAGTAGATATCAATCGTTTTGTTATCTTCCCGCTGTTGAGCGTTTATTACCTGCTCAATCCTCCGCCCCTCTAAAAAAAGCGGTTGCTGTGATATTTCCATTCAGCGCCTTCCTCTCTCAAGCTTCCTAGTTCATGTAGTACTTCGATGTCGTCTACATAGAACACATTTCTAATCCGCTCCATATCATCTAGGCGTTGCCGCCACGCTCTGATACTTCCGGTTACTATTACCCTGCTCCCTTCTTCTATGAGATCAGTTAAATATTTACGTGAGTTCGTGATCGTGCATACAAGCTCTCTTGCCCCTGCCCTTATGGTGAACAAGCAAGATTTTTCGCCTTTGTAAACTATTTCGCTTACTTCCCCTTTGACTTTCAAATGAATCATTTTCTACTGCTCCTTGATCGCTGCCGCCCGTCTTTTACAGGCTTTCATCTATGCGGCCGTCGCTTGCTTCCTGCGTGTTGATCTGCAGCTGTTTAAGGATAGATAGCATTTGACGGTTTACCGCTACCTTTTCTTTAATTGAAGGGTTGCGCTTAACTGTCATAACGCCAACACTACTAGGCGTTTCTACGATGATTCCCCGCTCCTTGATGTCCTTGTCTAGCAGCCTGTCAATATCCCATAACTCCATGTACTTATCTATGAGATCCACGAAGCACGCTACATCTGCGCCTTTGAGTATTAACTGCTCTATCAGTGATTCATATACGGCCTTTTTAGATTTCCTTCTTGCCATAACAAGCCCCCTTTCTTTCCGTTGATTTCCTCGCCTATCCCTGCGTTCCTCTAGAGATAAGCGCCCTAAGATCTGCATCCGATACCCGCCAATATTTACCAATTTTTACGGCGTTAAGCTTGCCCTGCTTTATGTATGTGTACAGGGTGCGTCTGGTTAATTTAAGGGCATCCGCTACCTCGTTTAGCGTGTAAAAGGTTATATCTGGCATGAGTTACCCCCTTTCTTAGCGGCTTTTTGTGTGCCTATACCTTCATGCGCTTTGTTCTTCCGTTCCACATCTGCGCCTATCTGTAGGCGTATATGTGTATACGTATATGCGTATCTGTAGCTATTATACTACATTTGTTTCAGCGGTCAAACATTGTTTTCATAAACGGTCATGTTATGCCCTAGTTCCTGGGTGATAGGAGAGAAAGCGGCCTATAAAGCGTATGCCTGGCCGGTTCGTGGTCTGTGTGAAAGTTAAAAATAAAAAATGAGAATTAAAAAGCAAAGAATTTGCGCTGTCGTGTCCCCCCGCCGACTGACGCCCCCCTCTTATTTTCCCGTTTTTATTCAATGGGGGTGTCATTATGCAAGTTCATAGGTGGGTTGTTGTATACATGTATATTTCTTTATCGCTAATGCGTGAACGTCAAGATGATCTGCAGCTAAGCGCTGCTACCATCGGCCGCCCTACCCCCCTGGCGTGGTGGTATAGGTGTTAGGCTTGCAGCCGTTGACTCTCTACGCTGTCGCCATCGGCCTGGGGCGGGCGCTGACTATTTGCAAGGTTGCTTGCAGCGCTTACTACGTCGCCTTGCTGCAGCTCGCCAAGCCTGTAGATAGAAGCTCTATATGCCTTCTTTAATCCGCTTTTAGGCTCTGGTGGCGTGGTCTATGTGGGTGGGTGGGCATTATCTCTTTGGCTCAAGCCTTACTATATATAAGCTAATAAGCATAGAGATTAAGATAGATAATGCTATTAAACATAGAGATACGATAATTTATATACGCTACTAAGCATACAAGTTAAGGTATCTTATATACGCCAATAAACATACAAGATACGGTATCTATAGCTTGATATACATACAGTATGTTAGCGCTCTGCTCTTTGCTAACGCGCAAGCATCGGATATGGATATCCACGGCCTTAGCCTTACTTGTTAGGGGTTGCCCCTAATACCCCGCATGGTTATTTGCTACTGCAAACTACTGTAAAGCTACTGTAAACAGGCCGCTAGGCTGGCTGTGTTATTCGTTGTTATTTAACGTTAAATAACACTGCTTAACGCCTGGCTATGCTCATGCAATGCGCTTGCATTGCTTACGCTATGCGCTTGCATACGGCTGCCGCTCCGTTCCTGATTGGTTGGTACTTTTTCTTTCTCTTCTTCTTCGTCAAAGTCTAGGTGCTTTATCAACGGTTCATAGGCCGCCCGTATTCGTTCCAGGGGTGTAAAATCTATATCCATTGCTCTAGCCCTATTCTTCCTGCGCTTCTTGAAAGTAGTTAAACATGGGGTAGTACTCGTATGTAATTTTGCTGCCCGTTCTTCCGTTCCGGTTCTTCAATATGATTAGCTCAACTTCCCTAGGGTTCTTGTCTTTCGCTTCGTTCACGTCAAAGTCTTTGTTGCCTGCGCCTTTAAGCTGCAAGCCGATTAGACAATCTGAACCGTATTCAATCGCCCCGCTTTCCTTAAACGCTTCCATAGATACCTTTTGGCTGTAGCTCATGCGGTTAAAGCTGCTAATGCCTATTACGGGCGTTTTGAAGTCTCTACTAATGCGCTTAAGCTCTAGCACGGCCTTATCTATGATTTGTTTGTCGGTCGCCCTGGGGTCATGCGGCGCTAAGATCTGTACGTAGTCAATGACTACTACGGGCGTATTGCCGGTATATTCTATGTGCTTTTTTACCGTGTCTCTCACGGCTGCAGCGCCTATATCGCCTACCCCTTCAACGATGTAAATATGATTAGCGTAGCTTTTGTAATGGTTTGTGGCTTGCTTTATCAGCTCTATTTCTGCGTCGCTGTAATGGGCATATCTAGAACCGGCCGTTATCCCTCTTACTGTTTTTGCGTTCCTGGTACTTGTCTGATTGATAAAAGAATTGATTAAGGTTAAGCGGCTTATGCTCTTTGCCATTAGTTCAGTACGTTCCATTTCCAGGCTAAATATGATAACGTCTTTGCGCTCCCATTCCGCTATCTGATCTGCTATCTGCGTTACTAGCGTAGTTTTGCCTAGTGAAGAGATCGCCCCTACAATGTAAAGCCCTTCATAAAGCCCGCCATCTAGTACGCTGTCAAGCCCGCTAAAACCGGTTCTAATGGCTGGTGTGTTGGCGCTTTCGCCTATCCCGTTTATGAAGTCTTGAATATGGTATGCGGCGCTGTTCTTTTCGTACTCTTCTTTTTGTTTCTGCTTTATTGTTTCTTCGATATTCTCAACGGCCTGTACCTGTTCGACGAAAGCCGCCCTATCGCTCATTAAAGCGGCGTTAGCGTCTTTATGGCCGTTGTATATGTCCTGCCTGTAAAAGGGCACTTTAAGCCGCTCTAGCTCTCTTTCAAGCTTTGCGGCCGTTTCCTCGCCCTCTTCGTCGTTATCCAGGGCAATAATTAGCGGGGCTTTCGGTTCTTCCTGCCTGTTCTCTAGAAGCTTTACAAGCTGCCTGTAATTGCTAGTGCTGCCTAATCCTATGGCCTGGCCGCCCGCCTCTATCACGCTTAATGCGTCTATCTCGCCTTCTACGACTATTACCGGCTTGTCGGTCTCATAGATCCTGTTAATTGCTTTGCCGTTAAATAAAACGCTGCTACCCCTGTTTCTGTAGCGGTCGCCCTTATTGGCGTTCTCGCTTGTATTGCGGGCTACATAGCTATTTACGCCTGTAGGAAT